GTTGACACGAACAATTGTTCTATGTTACCATTTTCCATAGATTGATAATATAGTATATAGGACTCGCTGACCTGTATATTTATCCAAGCGCAAGGAAACGGAGGAAGATGAAATGAGTCGAACAAACTATTTTGTACCAATGCCTATGCTTTTACCGCTAGATATTCAGATGTTTTCAGATGATTTCGACCTAAGTCCTGAGGATAGAGACGCATTATTCGGTCAACACCAGCAGGAAATTGAGGTAGTGCCTGAAGAAGACACTGGCACAGAGGACGACATCGTAGAAGGTGACGACGAGGAGGACGAACTTGATTCTGAGGTAGACCCTGAGGATGAAATCGACTCTGACACTGATACTGACCCTGAAGATGAAAACCCTGACCACTTGTCTGAGGACGAGCAACGCCGCAATGCTGCATTTGCAGAAATGCGACGCCAAAAAGAGGCAGCCGAGCAACAAGCAGCTTTCGTGAAGCAAATGGCTGACCACTACAACATGACACCTGAACAACTTCAGCAACAATGGGCGGACGACCAGTTAGCTCAACGAGCAGAAAAAGAGGGTGTACCTGTAGAGTTCCTACGCCAGCAAACGCAAGACCGCCAAGAGGTTCAACAACTGCGTCAGCAAGTAGAGAACCAAAACGTCCGAGCGCAAGTTGCTGAGACAATGACTAAGTATAATGCTACTCAGGACGAAATCAATGCAGCAGTTACATACGCTCAGGAAAATGGTCTTACACAGATGATATTCTCAGGCGCACTTCCATTCGAACAAGCCTACAAGCTTGCTCATGTGGATTCATTAATAGGTTCGGCTGAAAAGAAAGCCGTTCAAAAGAGTCTTTCTAACAAGAAAGCACGTCAAAAAGCAGCAGCACCAGCGCCATCAGGTGGGGCGGCTGAAGTTGACGAGGATGATTTAGACGCAAAAGCGGCAGCTTATGCAGCTAAACTTATCGCAGAAAATAACTTTATGTAGGGGGAAACCACATGCCAATCGCAAATTTAAGCGTATTAGCTAAGGGCTTCATGCCTTTAGACATTCAGACATTCGCTACTACTGCAAACTCGTCTGTGACTGTACAATCAGGCTCAGGCGCAAACTCTACCAAGCCGAACGCATGGTATGACAAGCTTTTATTACACCTTTTAGTACAGACAGATTGGTTCCATTCTCGCTTTGCACAAGAGCGACCAATGCCTGCACGTTCAGGTGATACAATCAACTTCCGAAAGATCAAAAAGTTAGAAACTACTCTAACGCCATTAACTGAGGGTATTACACCTGAAGGCTTGAACGGTTCATTAGAGGCTATCTCTGCTGTAACTGCTCAATACGGTGACTGGATGTTATTCACAGACTTAGTTGACGTGACTGTAGTTGACCCTGTTATCGAAGAATATACGAAAGAGCTTGCTCGTTCAGCCCGTGAGAAAATCGACCTTTTAGTTCGTCGTGAATTACACGCTGGTTCAAACGTATTCTACGCTAACTCTAAAACGTCCCGTGCTACTGTAGCTGCTGGCGATAAGCCAACAATCGACGACTTCCGTAAAATGGCTTTAGCTATGAAAAAAGCATTTGTAGCACCAGCTATCGACGGAAAGTACGTAGTTCTAGTATCTCATGATACTGCGTTCGACCTAATGGACGACCCTAAATTCGTGAAAGCGTACGAAATTGGTCAGAACAACAAGCCTTTCATTAAAGGTGAAATTGCTGACGTATACGGCATGAAGTTCATCGAAGTGCCAAACGCAATGATTTTCGAGGGTCAAGGTGCTTCGGGTGCAGACGTACACTCGTCATTAATGCTTGGTCAACGATGCTATGGTATCACGAAAATTAAAGGTAACGGTGATATTCAAACAATCCACAAAGCTTTAGGCTCTGCTGGTACTGACGACCCGTTAAACCAACGCCAATCTATCGGTTGGAAAATGAACGCTTTCGTAGCAAAACGTATCTACGAAGAAGGTATCTGCCGTTACGAGCATGTACCGACAAATGGATAATTAGGGGGAAACATGAATGACTACTAAAGCAAATAGCACTAAAACAGTAAACGTTCCTGAAACGTCTAACGCTGCTTTAAAAAAGCAGCTAGACGCAGCTAAAGCGGCTTTCGCAAGTGAGAAAACAGTACCACTTGCAATTCCGCAAACGTTCCGCAAGACGTTTGGTTCTGAAATGTTCATCGGAATTAACGGTGTGTTCATCAACGTCCCTATCGACGGCGAGACTCACTTAGTTCCTGAACCTTTCTACTTACACGCTATGCAAGCGATCAATGCTATCCAGTAAAGGGGTGGGGCTATGCCCCTCCTCTTTTCTTATTATAAGGAGGTTTCACGATGGAAATTCTACCATTAGTAGCGCACATTAACTTAGTTACGGACGAGGACTTCGACTTAAAGCAAGTAATCGGTTTCTGTAATGATGCAATTTCAAAAATCAACATCGAGGCTAACGCAGTGTTCCCACTGATTGACGAGACGTTGAAAGATAACATCTACAAGACTGAGGAATACACTTCCATTCCTGACCACTGGATTAGAATGTTAGTCGTTCCGTATGCAGCAGGACGTATCAAGGAAAACGATTCTTCACAGTTCGAATACATGGACTGGTATGGACAGTTCGATTTAAACATGAAGAAATTCATAGACAGCTACGAAATTCCTGAGGAATTTAAAGGCACTGAAAAGACAAAGTTCTTCGAGGAGGACTATTCACAGCATATCTATTCCCCATTGAAAGGGTGGTAACACATGGCACGTCAACAATTTTACACTGAACCGTGGCGTAAAGAGTTCCAATTGTTCAACAACTTCGCTGGTGGTCTGCTTAGTTCCGTTACTGACGACAACATGACGGACGCAGACCTCGCAGAAGTGTCCAACGTATCGTTTGACGAGCGTGGAGCAATTAGCCGACGAACAGGTCATAAACTTTATAAAGCTGTTACAACGGTCGATAAACAGGCTCAGGGCTTTCACCGACATTACAAGTCAGTGGATGAGTATGTAGATATGATTTTCATTGACGGTAAGGTGGAAATCAACGGCGTGGTGCAGGAAGGTATCACATTCCAAACTGACCGCATGGTCGAGGCTGTACAATGGGGACAGCGTACATACATTGCTACAGGCTCAGGGCTGCACCAGTACAAAGACGGAGAAGGTTTCAAGAAAGTGGAACCTAAAAAGCCTGACCCGCTAGAGGCTCTATACGTCGGGACAAATGCTTTAGCTGACGACCCTACCAAGTACCTAGAGGATGGTTTAGGTTCGCACCTTCAGCTAACAGGTGTCACATTTAGTACACGGTACGGAACGATTAACAACCCGTTCACACTGACAGCCTATGTCATTAAGGTATCGGCAGCAGATGAACTAGAGTTCCAGTTCGAGTACCGATTCCCCTTCATGGAGGAAGGAGCTTTCCACATGGGGCAGGATTGGTCATCGTCGAAAACATGGACGCACAAGCCTGAGGGCGAAGGTGACATGCAGTTCCGTGTACGAGTTCGTAAAAAGGGCACGACCATTTCCAATGTTATTTTCGATGTACCAAAGTACCAAGTCAAGCCAGCACCCGACCCTGACGACATCGAACCTGATTACAAAGGCATTCACACATGTAATCGAATTATCCTGCATTGGGAGCGTCTAGTATTGTACGGGGATACAATTAACTTCGATACAATCTATATCTCTCACTTGAAAGCAGGCAACTACTTCCCAATGACGAACACGTTACAGTTCGAGACAGCTTCAAAGGAGCCAGTCAATACTATTGTACGGTTCCGTGACCATCTTGTAGCCTTTACAGACACGACGATACAAGCATTGTTCGGTAAGTCTCCACGGGACTATAGCAGACGAGTTATGAACACTGCTGTAGGTTGTATTGCTCCAAGAGGTGCTACAGTATTCGACAACTACATTGCCTTTGTATCACTGGACGGTATCTACTACTTAAAAAGTATTGGCTATGTGGACGATAAGGCGAACGTTGCTCGCTTAGATTCTCGTATCTCTAACCTTATTCCGAAGGGCAGCCGAAATGCTGTCTTAGGTACGTACAGAGGAGAAGTACACTGCATATTCCCTGACATCGAAACACGCTTCAGGTTATACAAGGACTCAGGTACATGGACGAAGGACGAGTCTAGCATTTTCAACACAGTGGAAACGAGAGTTTACAACACAGAGCTACTAACACAGCGAGAAAACGGTGAGCTTATCGTAGCTGACAGCACCCTCTACACAGACTTAGGCGTAATTTACCCTGCTAGGTTCATGACCAAGTACATGAGCTTTGGAATGCCTCACCATCCTAAGAAGTTGAAAGAACTTCAGGTCACTGCTCAGGCAGAGGACACAGGTGTTGTAGCTTTAATCAAGGTGTACCTAGATGGTTTCAACAAAACTAACGATGTTATTGAGTGGAAAGCGGCATTGACCGACACTGGAAACTACAACACATTCGACGATAAGCTGAAGATTTCAGGAAGATGTCTACGCCTTAGACTTGACGTAGTTCACGACCTAGACGCTCCGTTCACTTTCTTGGACTTTGGCATTATCCATAAGACTAAAAAGCCATAAGGAGGAATTGACGTGGCATTTAATGACTATGAAAATATGAACCCTTATCACCAATATGGCAACCCTGACGACCCGTCACCGTACGAGCTGCTCAATCAGATGAAATCGTGGGACAAGGCAATACGTCTCACGGTTACTTCATTGGACGAGACTACACAGGCTCAACTAAAAATACTACAAGACGAGATCACTGCCTCAGTTATTGACATTAACCAGCAGATTATTACTCAGGTAGGTATCTTGAACGGTCAAATTGAGCTGAAGGTAACAAAGGGTGAGTCTATTGCTGATATTAATATCACCCCTGGGCAAATTCGTATCCGAGCAGACAAGGTAAATCTTGACGGTTACGCCACATTTTCATCATTGACAACTGCTGGACAAACGGTTATTAACGGTGCTAATATTATGACAGGCACTATCGTAGCTGACAAAATTGGCGCAGAGCAGATTGTAGCAGGAAAGCTAGCCATTGGCGCAGTTTCAGCTAATAACATTCAGACCGATGCAGTTACAGCAGGCAAGATAGCCTCATATGCTATTCAAGGCTACCACATTAACTCATATGCTATCACTGCCGATAAGATTCAAGCAGGTTCTATCAACGCCGGACATATAGTAGCCCAAGGTCTATCAGCAGATGTTATCAGAGGTGGCATTCTATCAGGGGTTTACCTTCAGATAGACACTGACGCTACTGTAGGCAGTAACCTTTACTTAGGTGGAAATAGCGGCAACAAGTCAGTTAACTTTGGTAATGGTGGACGTATTGACTACAACGGTTCACAAATGACTTTATCTGCTAACTACTTGAACCTAGACAACTCGAACCTAGACATTAACAGTTACACTACTATGCGTGGGAC